TCGACAAGTTGAAGACTTAGAAACTGGCGAGCAATTTGGGATTGCGTTAGAACCTGATGCAAAATCTTTAGTAGGAAATCAAATGGTCCCTTACATCTATGAAGATTACGTAACCCATGAACACCTCGCAAGTGCATTCATGGAAATGTATGAGTGGGGTCCAGAAAAAAGAAAACAAGTTGGCCTCCGCGCGCTCGAACACGCAACAAAAGATTATAATATAGAAAATTTAATAAAGCGTTGGGATGAGACTTTGACTACGCTACTTGAAAAGTGGAAAGATAATCACCATAGTTGGGAAATAAAAGAAATTTGAAGAGGAAAAATGAAAAAAGTTGTTTTTAGAGGACCTGCCCTCACGCAATCCGGATATGGAGTTCATAGCCGCCAAGTTGCAAAATGGTTATTGTCAAGAAAAGATATTGATGTCAAGTTTTTATTAACCCCGTGGGGCGATACTCCATGGATTTTAAATAAAACTAAATGTGATGGACTAATCGAACAAATCATGTGTAGAACCGCAAGTAACGCTAGCGGCTATGATGTTTCAATTCAACTTCAACTTCCTAATGAATGGGATAACAATTTAGCAAAAACGAATATCGGCATCACAGCTTCAGTAGAAACAGATTTAGCAAATCATGAATGGGTTCATGCATGCAATAAAATGTCATGTATTATTTTGCCTTCAACCCACGCATTAAAAAGCTTGAAAAATTCAGGACAATTAAACGTTGAGTCTCACATTATACCTGAGTCTTTTACTGAAGAAATTACAAAAGTTAATGATGGAATCGATCTTTCTGAAATAAAAACTTCTTTTAACTTTTTGGTTTTTGGTCAAATGACTGGAAATAATCCATTTAATGATAGAAAAAATTTATTATTTACTATTAAATGGTTATGCGAAACATTTTCTAAGGATGATGACGTTGGAATTATTATCAAAACAAATGCTGGAAGAAATACAAAAATTGATCGTAATATTGTGGTAAAAAATCTTGAAGCTCTTTTAAGAGAAGTTCGTAAATCAATCAATCCTAAAATTTATTTGCTGCATGGCGAAATGAGCGATGCGCATGTTTCATCTCTTTACAAAAACCCTAAAGTAAAAGCGCTAATTTCATTGACAAGAGGAGAAGGATACGGACTTCCGATATTAGAAGCTGCAGCATCAGGATTGCCAGTTATCGCTACAAATTGGTCTGGTCATTTAGATTTTATGAAACACACTAAATTTATTGGTGTTAACTACGACTTAGTTCAAGTTCATGCTTCTAGAATTGATAATAAGATATTCATGAATGATTCAAAGTGGGCAGAGCCGTTGGAAGATGATTTTAAAAAGAAAATAATAAAGTTTAAAAATTCATCTTCTTTACCAAAAAAATGGGCCGTTGAAGGGTCAAAGAAAATTATAGAATTTTATAATCATAATTCTGTTTCTAAGATTTATGATGAAAAACTTTCGAAGTATTTGGTTAGTGTATGATTTACTTGTTAATAACAACAAATTTGCTAACTTCAATTGGTTTATTGTTCACTATTAAACGTTTTTTGAAATCAGCAGAAACTTTAGATTCTTTAGCAATTCAAATCGAAGAATCTTTAGATATTATAGATGAGTCTTACTCTAACATATCAAAACATTTAAAGTCTCCAATTATGTTTGATGACCCAGTTATCGTTTCAATGGTTAATGACGTAAAAAAAACTAGACAGTCATTATTGCTTATTGCAAATAAAATATCAAGCCCGTTTGAAAACTTAAATTCTGATGAGGATAAATTAACGTGAAAAAAGTAAAAATAAAAAAAACAAGAAAACGAAGACAAAAGAGTTCAGATGAAAAAGAACCTCAAGACTCTAAATTTTATTTTACTGCAGAAACACAAAAAGCAATATGCGAATTTCAAAAAGCAGATGATAGAAAAGTTAGAGAAAAATTTTACGTCGAAAAAATACTCCCTGCTTTTGAAAAGTTAGTTGAAAACCTAATCAATATTCACAAGTTTAGCGGGTTACATGACACATACGACGATTTAAAAAACGATTGTGTAAATTTTTTGTTTGAAACAATTCATAAATTCAATCCCGCAATGGGAACAAATGCGTTTTCTTATTTTAACGTTGTTGCAAAAAACTGGTTGATAATAAAAACCAAACAAAAAGTTCAAAGAGGAAAAAGAGATGTTAGCATTGATGATCAAAAAAGCCTTAATGCTTCAGAACTTCAAATTATAGAAGAACGAGGTTCTATCCCGTCTCAAGATTCTGTATTAGAAAATTCTGAAAATATATCAGGAATTTTAAAACTGATGTATGAGATACGCTCAAAAGTTAAGGTTGAAAACGAATTACTTTGCATAAATTCAGTAATAACTATATTTGAAAATATCAATGATATTGACATTTTAAATAAAAGTGCCATCCTTCTCTACATAAGAGAGTTATCAGGTCTTAGCCCGAAACAGCTAACAACATCAATGCAGGCAATTAAAAAACACTATAATAAATTAAAAGTGGAACAAATTTCTAATTATTCTAATATATTTTAAATAAAACTGGAGATGCTAGAACATATGTCTACAATGGACGGTGATTCTAAAAATTTTGATATGGATGAAGATATTAAAATAATTGATTCTTCTGAAAAAAGTATCAAAGAAAGAATAAAAGATTTTAGCGGATTATTAAATCAAATTGAATCTCTTAATGATAAAAAAAAGCAATTGTGGAAAGAGATTTATGAAAATGCTATAACCGACAGACAAAATGCTTATATAATGTTTACTAAGCTTGTAATGATCGTCCAAGATAAAAGCACAGAGCATGCAGTTCATGGAAGAACTATTTCTTCTTATATCGAAAGAATGAGTAAAGCAAATGAACAATTGATTAAATTGGCAGAATTAATTTCTAAAGCAGAATATGCATCAGAATCGATTGATCCTAATGATATGTTTGATAAAATAAGGAACAATTAAAATGTCTAAAGATCGATGGGTAGCAGAAGGGGTTCATGAGCGTAGAGGATTACAAACAGCATTATATAATGCCGAAAAATATCAAAACGTTTCGATAAGCCCTGTTTTTCAACAGTGGGTCATTGTTGATGTAATCTTTGACCCAACAGTAGTAGATGAAAAAAAATATGAGCAATTAAAGAAAAAGTACGAAGATTTTCCAATCGCAAATCTAGATTTATTTGCAAAGAATAAAATTTTGCCAAGAAATTCTGTTATTGCTAGAAAAGTAATAAAACTCGCAGAAGGAAACAAATACGACGCGGATAAATCTAAGATTCTTCTTCCGTTTTTTCCTCCTGCTTTATCTTTACCTTGTAAGCCAGGAGAACATGTTTGGGTAATGTTTGAGTATCTTAACGCAATATCAGACGTAGGATATTGGATTTGCAGCGTTGTTGGTTCAGGAGTAACAGACGATGTTAATCATTCTCATTATCCAAGAATACTTGAAGGTACATTCATAGAAGGAAATGCTGGAGATAAATGGAAAGAAACATCGCTCGACGGAATACCAACCTCTCAAGAAAATCCTAAATATCGTTTCGAAGAATCAACTTTCTTTTTACAAGATAAAAAAATCTATGAAAATGCTTTGACAAATTCTGAAGCATCTTTTGCTTCAGTGTATGAATCTGTTCCCAGGTTTAAAAAAAGACCAGGCGATATTGCCTTTGAAGGTAGCAACAACACGTTAATAGTATTAGGAAGAGATAGAACTGGTTCAGCGGTTGAATATACTACGGTTGATACATCAAATCCCAATAATCCAACAAATGATGGACCAAAAAGTGTAAGTAAAGATAAAAAAGCATTCTTTAAAAAAAGAAATGCAGGTTCAATCGACATAGTCGCTGGTAGAGGACAAAAAGAATCTACAGCAGGAAAAACTGTAATCAATACATTGCTAAATCCAGAATTAGACAAATCAATTAACTCATTAATGCCTAATGAAGGAGATCCTGATTTTAAAAATGATAGAAGCAGAATTTATGTTTCGCAAAACGCTGAAATTGATAAATCTTTAGAACTACAAAGGTATAACGAAAAACTTGGAGTTAAAGACACACAAACTGGTGATGCAAGCATAATAGTAAAAACTGATAAAATAAGAATTTTTGCTAGATCCGACGTTCAAATACTGGTCACTGGATTTAATTCTTTTGAAAAGTTAGTTGATGTTACAGAAAACGCCTCAAACAGGCAAGATTTAAAAGATGAAGCCTTATCTAAAACTAAAGACATAATAAAAGATCAAAAAGATGATAGTAAAAGTTGGGCATCGATAACAATTAAATCAAATGGTGATATTATTTTTAAGCCTTCTGATTCAGGTTACATCAAATTAGGAGATGAAACCGCAGATAAAGCTATACTTTGCACCGACGTACCTGTTGATTCAGCTGCGATGCAAGGAGATATAAAAATTCACGATCCGATAAGAGGAAAAACAAATCCCGGTGGAGCAGTACCAATTTTTACAACTGGTAATAAACAAATTGGAACAGGAGAAGCTGGACAAGGTACGTTTTCTAGAAAAGTTCTTATAAAATAAAATGAGTATACTAACTTCATTCGGCGCGCTGAATCCAGATGGAACAATTTCTAATGCTTTTAGAACAAGAGCAATAGAAATTTATAAAAATTTTGATCCTTATTCTAAGCAAATAGATTTAAATGATTTAAAAAGATATGGGGATTGGCATTCTCAATTAATTGATGGAACTATAGGTTTTTCGATGAAAACCCTTGATGTTTCCGCGCCGTTATCAACGATACCAGTTTTTGATCCTAGCGGGGTAGCTGCTGCTTTAAAAATAAAAGAGCCTCCTTTAGATTTGGCGACAATTATCGCTTCATTTGCTGTTCCTCAAGCATCTATACCCGCATTGCTAAATATAAAACCAAATGATATCCCTGATTTTTTATCTAACTTATCAAATTTAGTAAAACCGCCTCCTGTAGCTCCAGCCCCCGTTTATCCAGAGATAAAAATTTTATCAACAACGGGCAAATCAGCTTGGGGAGGAGGTGGAACACCTAATTATCCTAGTCAGGAAGGATTTAATTTAGCATTTATTAATGCGCTTCCAATAGCTCAAGCGCAATTAGACATAGTTACCAAGGATCCTTCATGGTGGGCAAGCTTTACACCAAATAAGCTTTTTGATACTGCAAAGCAAATATTAGAAACCGTCGTAAAACCGTTAACCCAACCAATAACTTCTGATCCGATAGGGTATATAGCAGATTTAAATGTAGCTTTAACATTAGCAAGCGAAGCCATGGCCGCGCGGACGGCTGCTACAACTGTTGGAGCAACAAAATTATTAAAAGAGCTTGGAGCAATAAAAGGTTACGTAACCGTAGCAGACATTCCAGGATCTGAGACAAAGTTAGATAGAGAAGCTTTAAAAAATAATCTTTATAAACTTCAATCTAATGAAAAAAATATGGTTATTTTATTCCCAAGCAGAAATATGTCTTATGGAGACAATTACGCGTTAGAGACGATCTATGCTTTATCTGAACACATGTACAATGATAAAAGCTATAGAAAATCTAATAATGAAGATTCAGTAACTCTTGAAGTTGGAAACATTACAGGTAATGCGTTCGTTGGTCCACAAGGACAGTCAATTCCTAAGGGGTCAGGGTGGAGAATCAACCCCTGGTCTGAAACTCATGGTGGTACTGCATTTGATATGGCATATCCTATGCGAGATAAAGCTGGAAATTGGATGTCAGGAATCGAGAATAATAACGCAACTGAAATTAAAGAATTTTCGAATTTATCTCCATTTAAATGTGCAGGCGGGGCAGGCGAACCTTATAGAATAGAAGGTAAACTTACGCATGATTTTGCTGCGATGTATGAAATAGGAAGATGGTTGTTTCATGAATGGCAAATTAGTCTGATTGAAAAAGGCCGCTTGCTTCCTTGGACCGATGATGGACAAAAACTAATTCCTTATAGAAGTATTTTAATTGGAAGTAAAATATACAAAGAATTTGAGTTATGGGCAATAGAAAAATTTGGAAACCAATGGAATGTTGGGCATATAGACAAATATAGCAAGCTAAAGTGGTTTACAGGCCCTGGTATATTTACTCCAGCAAAGATACATGAAGATCATATGCATTTCCAAGCCGGCAGAACGACAATAGACGAAAATCTTTCATTCAAAAAATTAGAATTAATTTATAGAGCAAATCCGGCTCCTTCAGAAAAACAGTACAGAGGGACAAAAGTTAATAAAAATTTTGGAAAAGGACTAGAAGAAGTATTCATTTAAATTGGCAACGATTTAACGACAAATCAATATTTAACGTCGTAAGCCATGGGTACATATAGCTTTACAAGTTCAGGTAAAACTAACACACAAATTTCTAAAGAAATAGTGAAAGCTACACCTTTACCTATAGGGATAAAAACTCCATTAAGGCTTGACGCAGAAAATCTTCTAGCGATGAATTATACCGCAGAAGAACAAATTCAAGACAATGTAAAAAATCTACTTTTAACAAATTGGGGCGAAAGAGTCGGATTTTACTATTTTGGCGCAAACTTGCAAGAATTAACTTCAGAAATTTCGACGACCGAAGAATTTGACGAACAAGCAATAACTAGAATAAGAGATGCAGTAAGTACGTGGATGCCTTTTATAGTACTAAATGACTTTATTTCAGATATCGATGAAAATAATAGAAATTTAGGACTTGTAAGAATAACAATAACTTATAGCGTCCCACAGTTGAATATAGAAAATAAAGCTCTTCAGATATCATTATATGTAATATAATTTTGATAATAAAAGTGAGTATAAAATGGCAAAAAGTAACTTAACACAATTTAGAACTCGAAATTATCTTGCAAAAGATTTCGATTCTTTTAGAACACAATTGTTGAATTATGCTAGGTTATATTATCCGGATAAAATACAAGACTTTTCAGAAACTTCTTTGGGAGGAATGTTTTTAGATTTAGCTGCTTATGCAGGCGATACCATGTCGTTTTATTTGGATCATCAATATAATGAGTTAGATCCAGAAACTGCGATTGAAACAAAAAATATAGAAAGACTAATTAGAACATCCGGAACAAAAATAGTTGGAGCTTCTCCTGCCGTAGTTGATGTGACTGTTTTTATCGAAGTTCCGGCGGCGTTTAACAATTCAAAAGTAGCTGTTTCTTCATCTTCTTTACCTGTAATTAAAGCAGGCACTATATTTGTTTCTATAAATAATATTGCATTTAACCTTTTATCAGATATAGATTTTTCTAAAAAGAGGGCTGATGGAAATTACGCCGCTGAAGTAAAAGTTGGAAGAAGAACAGAAAGTGGAGTCCCATTAAGCTTTCTATTAGCAGCAAGCGGACCATGCATTTCTGGAACTGAGACGACCGAAACGTTTGGACTAGGCTCTTTTATCCCATTTAGATCAGTAAGATTATCTGAATCAAACGTAACCGATATAATAAACGTTTATGATAGTTTAGGTAATGTTTATTACGAAGTTAACTCGTTGACTGATGATGTCGTTTACAAAAATGTCTTAAATTTAGCAAAAGATTCTCAAGAAATATCAGAAGCATTAAAAGTTATTCCTGCTCCTTATAGATTTGTAACTTCGACTGATTTATCTACTAGAACAGTAACATTAATTTTAGGAGGAGGAGATGACACTAGCATAGAAGATGACATAGTTCCTGATCCTTCTGACTTTGCAATATCTTTTCCATATTCAAAGACATTTTCTAGAACATCTATTAATCCCCTTCAATTACTAAAAACAAGAACGTTAGGAATATATTCTGCAAATTCTACGTTATCAGTAACGTATCGTTATGGAGGTGGATTGTCTCACAACGCGCCACCAGATACAATCAACGCGATTCAAACTTTAGTTATAACTTTTCCTAATAACCCTTCTATAGACGTAATATCATCTGTTAGAAGTAGCATAGGGGTATCGAATAGAGAACAAGCTGTCGGTGGCGAAGATTCGCCTACAATTAATGAGCTAAAATCGCTAATACCAAGCGCAAGAAATTCTCAAGAAAGAATTGTAACAAGAGAAGACTTGTTGGCAAGAGTATATTCACTACCTTCTAATTTTGGAAGGGTATTTAGAGCAGCTGCTCGTTCAAATCCAAACAATCCGATTGTAACTCAATTACACGTTATTTGTAGAGATCAAGATTCTAAATTAGTTCATGCTTCAGATACGTTAAAAGAAAATCTTAGAAAGTATCTAACTCCGTATAGAATGATAACGGATGCGATAGAAATTCTTGACGTTCCAATTGTAAATCTAGAATTTAACTTTGATGTAGTCTCTGATCCTTCTTTAAACTCTCAAATAATCATTCA